ATCGCCTATGGCCCCAGCACTGCCAAATGTTGTTTGATGTCCCGACGCACCTGGAAACGTTAGCGCACCAGTTGATCCAAGAGTGAGTGTATACGCACCATTGGTCAGCTGTGTCTCACTTGCACCTCCAGCATATAGTTCTGTGAAGTTGGCATTTATTTTAGTAAATGCCGTGCGCAACGGATCTCCGTTCTTGGCATTGGCCGCGGTACCGATATTGATTACTTGTTTTGTCATTACATTCTCCCTACGGCAACTTCAACAGTGCCAAACCCTGGATCTGTCTTATCTGCCAATGCTTTACCAATAATTGTACCAAATTGCGGATTTACTGCTTTACATCCGTAACCTGCTACACTTGCAGTAGTAATTAAATCGCCTTTCTTAATTGTTCCTAATACTCGAACAGGAGTACGTCCTGCTAGAGCAATACAAGCTCTAGTACCAGTTAATCCATCGTTCATAGTATATGCTGGATTAGTTGTTACTACACCAGCTACACGAGTATCGCCAAATTCAGTTGTAGTTGTAGTTTCAGCTTCGCCACCAAATACTAATACAGTACCTGGAGCATATTCTGCATCAGCAGTATACCATTCAGCTAAGTCGGCATAGGTAGCTTGTAGTTTACTTGCACCAGTTAAAGTATAAGTACCTTGCATTGTACAACTACCGGCATCAGTACCGTTAGTCACAATAGAACTAACTTTTAATTGATTACTATTAGTATTTAAATCAAGACTACTATTAGCAGTTAATCTCCATGCACCACTTAACAGACCACTAGTTGTATTATTAACACTACTTGTTCTTACATCTGTGGTTATTATAATGCTGGATTGAGTAGCGAAATCTTGTAAACCAAAATGTATAACATTAGATCTGGTATTAACACTGTCATAAGTAGCAGTCATAAACTTTTGACTTGCACTACTGTTTGGAGTATAGAAACTTAATATTGTACTTGTACTATCAATCATGTTACCTACACTAGGTAGGCTACTAAATTTAATTCCCTTAACGTCAATATTACCAGAACCATCAGTTTTAACTAAACTGTTGTTACCGCCTGTAGTTGATATTGCAGTAACATCATAGTTATATGGTGAAACTTGAGTACGTATAACAGCACCTGCGGTTGCTGTACTTGTTGGAATATCTTGATTACGTATACCGTCACCGTTGGCAACTAATGCTTGGGTTGTAACCACTTGCATAGCACCTGGAGCAGTAGCAGTAAGATTAGCTACAGTGCTATTAGCAGGTACCCATTGTAGTTTGTTTGCACCGATACCATCAACACCTGTAGTAGTTGAAGCGTCCGTAGCACTTGCAGTTTTTAAACTTACCCATCCGTTAGTTACTGTGAATACATACGAGTTATAACTGCTTAATCCGTTATTAGCTTGTATTCCGTCTAATTCAGTAACAAGCCCTGTACCTGTACCTGTACCTGTAGCTTGGAATGTAACACCTGTATTATTAGCACTTGCTCCAATGTTTGTAAAGTTTGTACTTCCAACAGTTTGTATCAAATAGCGTCTGCCAGCAACAATACTTCCTGGATTTAATAAGTTGTAAGTAGGTGCAGTAAATCCGTTAGTAGTAGCAACAGTCATTGCTAACTTACTTTGCTGGATGGCCGCATATTGATTAACTTTATTATTATTAATAACGCCAGCTCGTGTAAATGTTATAGTACCACTTGGTGTGCTATCGGCAACTCCACTTAATACAACTATAACAGTGTTAGTAATGCTAATAACTGTTTGCCCACTAATAAATCCAGTACCAGTAACAGTCATACCTGCTACAATGCCAACAGTACTACTTACTGTAAGGTTCACACCATTTATAGTTGTGTAAGTAGTGGTAATTATAGCACCTTGTATCGTATTAGTTAATACAGATCCATCGAATGATATTAATACATCACTAAACGCAGAACCACTTACTCCTTGAGAGAAAACAGCGTTATTCCATTTACTTGTTATTCCGTTATACACTAACAAACTTTGGTTGATAGGATTAGTAATCGCAATATCGCCAAGTTTAGATAATGCATTAACTCCGCTAACAGTATTATCTACATATCCTTTAGTTGCACCGTCAGTAGCAAGCAATGGAGTTGCCATACTACCGATAGCATATCCGCCCATTGACATATTACCTTTCATTGGTAATTCGCCACCTAAGCTCATAAAGCCTTTACCAATCAATGCAGTTGCAGGAGTTGTTGAACCCGACTGTTGAATACCTAAACGATTATCTACATAGCCACGAACCGCACTTTGCGTTGGCACAGTATCAGACGCATCGTTAGTCATTGTTGAGTCTGTTGAGAATTCAGCAATAACAACACCGCGTTTAAATCCTAAACCGTTCAGGTTACTCAAAGCAATTGACGCTGAGAATGTAACAGTACCAGTACCTTGGTCAACTGTAAAATAACGTCCTACTCGGAAGATACCGTTTTGGTCAGTGGTTACATAGAATACGCGACCTACTGTTTCCTCTTTAATTTCTTTAGTTTGGTCTGCTTTGATAAACGGATTACCGTAAATTTGATAAGGATAGTTAGTTGTATTATATCCGCCAGTTCCAATGTCCAGCAAGTCGTGTGCTGAACAACGACAAGTACTAATACGTGTTGTAATCTGCGCAAAACTACCAGCTTGATAACCTGCTTGTAACGCACTTGAAACTTGGTTACTCATTGGACGACTAATACCACTGATGTTATTAGTAAACGAAGTTGTACCCGTTCCGTAAGGTACAGTGAACGTAATATTACCAGTCGGAGTTCCAGCAGGTGCCGCATTGATTGTTAATGTTAATCCGTCTCCGCTTACACTAGATACTGTTTGTCCGGCAAAGAATCCACCAGCGCCACCGCCTCTTATAATCATGCCAGCTACAATACTTGTAGTACTTGAAACTTTTAATGTTGTTCCGCTTGATCCGGTAGGAATATAAGTTACCACAACTGTGCTTTCTGGATCAGTTTGATAGCCTAATGTAATGCTAGTTGTTGTACTAGCAGTTGCTTGTACCCAACCATTATACTTGCTGTTGCTATTACCACTTATAAAATAATAAGTATCTACAACCGGAGCAGTGGCTTGAGTAGCAAATGTAAATGTTGTGTAATATGGTCCAGGAGCTGTACTTAATGCTGTAAATCCTAGTACACCAAATGGTGTACTATTTGGAGGCGCACTTAATACAATAGTTGTAGTCGGTGCACCAGTTGCACTAGGAGTTGAACTAATTACAGTTTGCCCACTAGTAAATCCGTTACCAAACACAGTCATACCTGATGTAATATATTGTGTTCTGTCATTAGTGTACAGTGACATAGTTGTACCTAATGTACTAGCTTGAATATATGTACTAGTGGCCGTTGCTGTTGCCGGAGCACTCATTACTATCGTATTTGCAGTATATGTAAATGACCACGCAGTTTGATTTGCAGTTGCATTATTGTTTATTGTAATAGTTTGTGCGCCAGCATCGAATGATGATACTGAGCTAGATCCCGGAATCGGACTACTATTACCACCGCCGATTGGAGTACCAACCGCAATATAATTAAACACAACGGCTGGTACGTTTGACAATACTTTAGTACCAATCGCAGTATTTGCAGTAAATGTTCCACCAGTATTGGTGCTAATAATGTAGTTGTCAGTTCTACCAGTTAAAGTTCCACTAGCAGTTGACACTACTGTAGCCGCAGTATTGTATCCGTTATACAAGTAACTTGTACCCGAACCGTATGCATTTAATATAACAGTTGTTCCGCTTAATACTTGTTTAATATAGTATGTACTACTATTAGATAATCCACCAAAACTTGCACCACTAGTTGGGTCAAATGATAAAGTATTACCTGCAACAATACTACCACTAGTTGGGTTACTAATTGTTACAATATTATTTGTACCAGTAATAGTTGTTGAAGTAACAGCAAGAGCAGTACTTGTTTGCCAAGTAGAACCTGCAGCCGATCCGCTAATATTTGCAGTAATATATGTAGGGCCGCTACTTGATACAAACCCATATTGTTTAAATGTTAATGTACCACTTGGAGTTGAATCTGCATAGCCGCCATTTGTGCCGCCAGTAATTGTAAAGCTAGTACTATTAATAATAGTTGCAACAGTTTGACCGCTAGTAAATCCTGTTCCAATAATGGTCATTCCAACAGCAATTGTTCCGCCTGCAACACTTGAAATTGTAACAGTTGTACTTGAAACGCCACCTGTTGTATATGTAGCGGTTACCGCTGTTAACGCACCTGTTGTAACGTTGCTATAAGCAAATGATGTAATAGTTGGTGTTGGACTTGCTAAAACAGTAGCAGTTTGATTGTAACCGGTTGGGCTTACTCCACTAATAGTAACAGTACTGCCAGCAACATACGGAGTTCCAGCAACACTAGTCCATGTACCGTTAGCATTGGTCACTGCTTGAACGGAACCACCATAACTTGTACTTACGGTAATTTGATTTGTTCCAGTGTTAACACTTAAGACATAATAAGTTTGTGCAACACTAGTAATACCACCTAATGTTGCGCCTGCGGTTACTACACTTGATCCACTGACTGATGTTACAACAAAATTGCTAGTGCCACCGTATGTGCTTACTACACTAAAACTAGTACCGCTAATAACTTCTGAAATATAATAAGTTGTACCTGTAGCTAAGTTACCTAGTGCTGTGCCAAATGTTACTGGTTCTCCTACTACGAATCCTGTTGTTGAACCAACAGTGATTGCATTTAATGTCCCAGTAATTGTAATCGACCCAGTAGATACAGAATGATTCTGGCTAACTACCCAAGTTGATCCGCTACCGCTACCGTTAATAAGAGAAGTAATGTATGTTCCAGCTACTACGCCAGTACCAGTCAATTGATAACCTACTGCTACAGTTCCACTAGCTTGTGTTCCAACACTTAATGTTGTACCACTAATTGAGCTACCAGTAATACTAAATGTAGCATTAGTTGTTGCACTAGCAGTTGTGCTTTGCTGTACCGCAGTAAAGATAATTTGTTGATTAACTGTAATGCCGGTTGTGCTACTTAAAGTCAAGAACGAACCAGTTTGTGCAGTAGCAAGTAATGTTGGTGTTGGTACTACTAGTGTCACAGTAGCAACACTACCACTACCACTCATATTGCTAATAGAATTTGTTTGCGCTTGCACAACACCGGGGCCGGTTAATTGCATACCTACAGCAACAGTACCGCTTCCAACAGTTCCAACAGTAAATACACCTGAACTATTAATAGTACTGCTATTTGTCACTGCAATGTTTTGTGTAGTAGCAGTAGCAGTTACAACAACTTGTCCTGGAATACCAGCACCAGTGATAGTTGACCCTGTACCGATACTAGTTAAACTACTAATATTAATAACATTCACACTACCACTTAATGTATTTCCAGTAAAGCTAATAGTTGGAACATAAGTGGCAACAACTTGTCCTCGACTTTGTTGTGCTATAAATGGTATTGTAGTTGCCGATCCGCCTATACCTGCAATAGTATACTTGGTACTACCTAATGTAATATATGGTGTGGTTGAATAACCGAACACCAATGTTCCACTAGGAGTACTATTTGGTACAGCACTTATAACTACAGTAGTTGAATTGCTAACTGTTACAATGGTTTGGCCACTAGTAAATCCTGTGCCGGTAATAATCATACCTGTAAACATTCCACTAGTACCACCGTATGTGATGGTTACTCCGGTCAATGTTTGAGTTGCTGCCGCACTTAGTGTAATGGTATTAGTACTTGCATTAACACTAACTATAGTTGTTCCTGTTTGTATACCAGTACCGCTTATAATTTCTCCAACTACTAATCCTGTAAAGCTAGAAACATTAGTAACGCTTGTTTGATTATTTGTAATGTTGGCTGTAAATGTTCCGCCTACTACTAAAGTAGTTCCTGAACTGCCAGACGGATTATATCCAACATAGAATGTTGTTGTTACTGGAGCAGTATAGCTTGAAATCGTATGTACACGGCCGCCCCATGCAAATGCATAAGTGCCTTTATTAACTTGGTCAATATAACTTTGGGGACCAAATGCAGTAACCGCAATTCGGGTATCGGCAGGAGTGGCACCCATTGTTGCACCATATGTTATTGATATAGTAGAGCCGGTAGTAGCGGCAGGAAGGTTAACAGTAAATGTACTTGCACCTGAGTTAATACTAGTAATGTATGTACCACTAGAGAAATAACCGCTAGAAATAACAGCTTGACCAACAACTAGTCCGGCTGTATTTGATACACTAGTAACGGTTGAGCTTCCGATTGTAGTATTGCCGGTAATAGTATTGCCGGTAATAGTTGGGTCTATTTTACTAATAGCAGTAGTATCTGCTTGGAAAATATAGTAAGCAAATGATTGATCTGCACTTAGAACAGCCACGTGATTTGGAAGTATTTCGTTAGTTGCTTCTGTTAAGTTGTAAGATAGTACACGATAGATACTTGCTAGGTTGTCATTAAATTGTACAGCAGTACTTGGTCGTGTTGGGTTAACGTTATTAACATTAGAAAACTTGAAGTTTTGTAGAACACGGATTTGTATTAATTGCCCATCGTATAATGGCGCGGCCAAACCTGTGCTTGAATAACCGCTTGAACCTGAACTGGTACTTAGGTTTAACGCTAAAACATTTTGTCCGCCTAATGTCACCGCAGAGTATGCTCCGGAAGCTACAGTAATATTAAAATAAGCATATTGTCCTGTACTACTACTTGAACTAGCTACTACGTTTGGATATGTAGAATTTCCACCAAACACTGCGTTACCAGTGTAACCAAATGTGCTAACAGCAGTATTAGTTAATGTTTGGATATAAATTGTAATATCATTGCCACTGTTCGTTGAATAAGTATTACCAGCACCGGTTGCAGTTGCAGGGCTACTTAAAATAATCTGATTGTTTGTGTAAGTTGCTAATGCAGTAGAGCCAAACGGAATGCCATATCCTCGTATGGTAGATCCCATAAAGGTTACAGTAGTTGTACCACTGCCGTATACACCTGGATCGGTTACATAGCGTAAGGTAACACTAGTTGTCGAACTTGCTGTAGAAATATATAAACCATTATAACTTGCATTACTATTACCAGTAATGGTATAATATCCACCTACTAATGGCGGAGTAGTTTGTGTTGCAATAGTATATTGAACAGAGTAATTTACACCAGATCCAGATTTTGATGAACCGCTTACAGTTATGCCCGGAGGCATAATAACTACACTAGTAGTTTGACTAAATGTGCCTGGATCGGTTGCATATCGTAATGTAATTGTATTCAATGTGCTAGCCGATACTGCAACACTTCCATTATAAGTTGCTGTAGTTGAGCCATAAACCGTCCAACCGCTACTTACAGAAGGGCTTGCAGTTTGTGTCGGAATATTAAACACTACATCGTATATTGTTCCGCTTACTAATGTTTTAGTTACATAACCGGTTGTGCTGTAAGGAATAACTAGTATTCCACTACTTGGAGCTACTGCCGACAATGTACTAATGCTGGTCATCACATTGCTGCCAATAATAGTATTACCTGATAGCGAACCGTCTTTACCACCTAGTAAGCTACCTGAAATAGTAATAGTATCTCCGATATATAGTGTACCGCTCGGAGTACTCTCGGGCGCCGCATCTAATATTAAAGTTACACCGTCAGCTAATACAGTAACAACTTGTTGAGCTAATGTAAATCCTGTACCGCGAACAGTCATACCTGCTACAATTCCGGCAGTAGATGATACTACTAATGTTGTTCCGCTTGATCCACTAGAAGTATATGTGACAGCATTAACAGCATAACCGGTACCGACACTTCCTGTTGGTACATAAATTGTTGTATGACTTATACTGTTAACTTGATAACGTACAACTCCCTTACTAGACAAACTATGGTCAATTTCTAATTCACTAATATTAGTTGGATAATAATCGTAACCTATAATGTAAACAGTAGTAGACGCAGTGTTCATACTATTGTAAAACGCATTGTTTTGTGAACTTTGTGGTAATGTTGGTGGATTATAAATTCGAGCAGTTTGTGCCAAGTTATTAGATAAGTTAACACTATCCGGTAATTCGGTTACATCATATCCTGAAGCACGTAACGCATACTGTCCGTGTGCGCTTGACGAACCAACAGAACGAATCTGTCCACCGTTTAACGCCCAAAAAGCTGTCCAGCAGTAATAAGTGAATGTTGAAACTTGTTCTGTAATACCGCCGTTCGTTGCAAGAATTGCATAGCCAAGGTCGTTAACTTGAGCATAGTCGTTTGCCAACATACTCTTATTACCGCCCATCTCAATATTGATATTTTGTCCAGTTCCGCCAACCCATGGTGTTGAAGTAGCCATGGAAAATACAACGGTACCACCGATTACATTTCCATTAATATCAAATGTTTGTGCATAACTTGTGATAGCATTAATTTGATAACGATTGCCAGTAACATAAAATGCACAAGGTGCTTCAGGAGCACGTACATCTAGACCGCTATTAACGCTTCCGGTTACAGTAACAGTTAAACCATCTCCACTTGCTCCAGTGATTTGTCCAAATAAACGTCCAGCAAATCCGTCAACGAATTGCCCGCCGGCAAATGTCTGCTTGTTAACGCTACGTGAGAAGCTTGTACAAACTTGTCCGTAAGGTGATTTAGATTTAATTTGACCTTCTGGGTCAAGAACCATCATAAATCCGCCGTGCCCTTGGCCAGTTAAATTACTAATACGAACTGCATCATTACATAAGAATACGTCAATTTCTTTGTTGTTCAATGCAGGATTGGTTGCACTTTCTGTCTTTGATGGGTCTTGTAAGTAATGGCGTCCGTAATTATTTGTTGTATATAAATGCCATGTTCCTGGACTAATACTTGCAAGTACTACGGTAGTAATTGTTGCAGTTGCTCCGCTAGATGCACCAACAACAGTGTTACTAACAACAAATGTGCCGGTAGTTGGAGTGTATGAAAGGCTTCCGCTAGAAATACTAGTAATAGTACCTACAGCGCCAGTACTAGCTTGAGAAATAGTTTCTCCTTGTTGGAAACTTCCAACAATACTTGTAATGGTCATAGATCCAGGAATAGCAAATGGATATACTACTGTACAATTCATAAAGTTACCTGACACGCTATTGACAACAGCCTGCCCAGGTTTCCCGTATGAATCTACAGTATCTGCTTGGAATACATATCCTAACCAGTCAACTTTAGCTTGTGAATTTCCGCCAAGTGTAATAGTAATATTTCCACTTGATCCACTTAGTGACGCACTAACTAAATTGTTAATACTTGTAATTGTTGCAGTACCATATGTACCTGGATCACTTGGATAGATTAAAGTGATGCTTCCGCTTGAGCTAGAATACGCAGGGAATGTACCATTATAACTTAAATTAGTATTTCCACTAACCGTGTAACTTAAACTGGTATTGGCAACACCGTATGATGTTGGAATAGCAAACGTAACTCTGTATGTACTACCAGTAGCCGCAGTTTTAGTAGTATAGCTTGTTATATTAACTGTTGGAGAATAATCAGTTGCACCTACTCCGTTATTAATTGGACCAATTTGTAAGCCGTCGATAATACTATCGCGGTAGAAGAACAAACTGCGCCATGGACTTTGACTAATACGATCAACCGGGCGAACTATTGTTCTGCGGAATTCATCTCCACGAATTGACACGTTTGCCGCGGCACGGATTGGATAGTCTTCATAGTAAACTCCAGCCTCAACCATAATGGTAATCTGCTGATTTCCAACACTTTCCGCATACTCTAATTGTTCTGCAAATGTTAAACTGCTACTAGTGATAGTGCTGAGTAAGTTTGCACTTAAGGTAACTGAAGTACCACTAACACTAGTTACGGTTACTCCTAATGGAACACCAGTTCCATACGCACCCATGCCAACTTGTATAGTTGTTAATCCATTGCCTATTGTTGTACTAGTTGTGCTAGCTACAGTAACCACATTAGTTCCGCTAGTTCCGCTACCAGTGGTTGTAACAATTTGCCAGAAACCTGGACTTGTTTGTCTTATAGTTACATTATCACTACTATTAGTTCCGCCTTGGTTATATGAAATGATAGTACCAGTTACACCACTAGTAATACCTCGAATAATTTTACCAGCAAGAATTTTAATGTCGCCAGTTTGTCCTTGGTCAACGTAACCGTTGCCACCGTTGCTAAATGCTAATGTGTATATGCCAGTGCCAAAACTAGCAGTCGGCGCCGCGCTAACACCATTTTGTACAATTGATAACATTGTGTTATAATTGCTTGTAAATGTAGTAACCGCGGTTAAAGTAAATGTTATTGCTCCGCTCGGAGTACTATCTGCGGCAGCACTTAATGTAATTGTCGTTCCGTTAACAGCAGTAACTATTTGTTTGCTAGAAAAACCAGCGCCGGTTACAACCATTCCTACTAAAATAGTTCCGCTGATTGAATTTACAGTTAATGTTTTAGCCGAAGTAGAAACATAGGATGCACTAGCTACATAGCCGCTATTGGCATTTTTATTACTGTTGAATGGTATTTGTGTTATTAAATTTTGATAACGGTTACCGGATATTTGATTTAATATTTGTAATGATAAATCTCGAGCAAACTTAACAGCATCGATGGTTTGTTTATTCTGTGTTCCTATAGCAATCGTCTTAGCACTTGCATTTTTATAGTAACTCTTACCGGCGTTAATACTTTGATATGTGCCACCGGTTAACAAATCGATAACCATAGCATCAACAATATAGCCGACATCTCGATAGCAAGTTGCTTGGTTATAAGAGAAACCGCCTACATAAGTTGCATTCAAATATGCAGTAACCGCTTGCGAAACTGGTGTAGCATTGTTGATAATAACACTTCGTACACTAGTATAGCTAGATGATGCATACACGCTGTTAGTTAAATCTGGAGATATTACAGTTTGTGCGGCATTAGTAGCAATAACACTTGTTATTAAATTCCATAGATTAGTAATTATTCCAGTAACAGTTGTATTTGTAGTATCCGGATCGATAGTTGGATATGCAATATTGTCAATAAATTGAGAAATAACAAAATTAGATGCAGTTGCATTACTCCAAACACCAGGGTCAACAGCATAACTTAATGTGATACTGGTAGTTGTACTAGATGATACGCTTGAAGTAACATTATAACCTACAGTTGATTGGCCTTGTAGTGTTACAAGAGTACCGACCGGAATCGGAATTACTCTGGTAGTTCCTAAATTTAAAGTAACAAGATATGGACCAGTACCGGTTTTACTGCTAAATGTTACGGCATTATTAACATATTGTTGGTACGTAGCACCAGGTGCTTGGTTAGTTGCAATATTACCAACTAATGTTTGTAAGTAAACAAATGCTTGTGATTTAATGCTAGTCTCAGAAGAATCAATAGTGCTTACTATAACATTACTGCTATTGGTATACCAGTATTGACTTGCCGCAGTATAACTTCCACTATTACCACCGTAGATTATATCATACGCAGTAGCCTCCATTAGCAACTGTATATCTTTAGCGAATTGTTGTTGTCCGTCTGCCGCCGCATATACAAATGATCCAGATAAGTTTTTAACCCATCCAATAATTTCTGCTTGTGCAAATGCATAATTCTTTGTTAGTAATGTTGCAGAATTTCCTACATTGGCTGCAAGACTGCTAGGTCGTGTAAATGTAAATGATGGTCTATTTCCTAATCCGCCACTTAACACATCTGTCACTGTCTTAAATTTAGCAGTTAAATTAGTGATAGCACTAGCATTATTGATGTACGGAAATTGTGTATTCAAATAGCTAATTGTATTAGTAATGAAGTTTGTAAATGTAGTGCCGTTAGTAATACCACTATTACCATAAACAGTTTGTCTTGCAGTTGCCCCGCGTGCCGTAGTTGGAGGTACAACATTAGGTGGAGTATTTGCAACAATTAATCCTTGAACTGTTCCTGTAGTTACAACTGCGGCATTAGTTAATGATAAATTGCCGCCGCCTGGGCTGGCTGAAATTGTAAATGTTGTGTTGTTAACAATGCTATTAATATAATATGTTATTCCGCCTGTAATATTTCCTAAGAATGGAACTACTGTAGTTGTCCCAGTTCCATATGAACCTGGAGCAGAAACAAAAGTAAATGATATAGATGTTTTAGTGCTCGACTGGCATACGAATACACCATTATAGTTTGCGTTACTATTTCCGGCAATAGTATAAGAAACTTGTGTAGTTGGCGCAACTGATTGAGTAGGTATTGCAAATGTAACTGTATACGGTCCTGTGCCTGCAATTGTTTGGAATCCGGTTACTGTAATCGAACTAGGAGTTCCAAACGTAATTGGCATGCCTACCGATAAGGCAGTTGTACTCGATGTAGTTAAGTATGCGTTTGAACTAGCAGTAGCAGTTACAACAACACTAGTTCCACTTATAATAGCCGCTAGATTTTTAATAGTTGATACTTGTGATACGCCGCCTGTGTAACTTAAATTTTGATATTGTATTACACTTGTTTGATACACTTGTGTAGGTGACTGATTTTGTACAACAGCTTGCATTAAAGTGCCTAAGTAAGCCATTGCTGCCGCAGTTGCAGTTACTTCGGTTGAAGCAATTTGTTGTACACTGTTATACCAATAACGTTGTCCAGCATAAATTGTTCGACTATTACCACCATACATTTGATCGTATGCAATTGCCTCAATTACATAACCTACATCTCGTTTACAAGTAGTTGTACTGTATGAAAGTTTAGGGAATGTTGCACCTAAGTATGCAATAATTTCTGCTTCGAGGAATGCAATATTGTTTAATAACAATACTGTGGCAGAATTAACTCCTGTAGGAGTGTTATAAACACTAGAAGTTAGTGCAGGGATACTAACAGTAGGAGCACTTCCCTTTTGTACAAGCGTAATAATTATATTAATATTATTTTTAAATAGTGTTTGTACAGCGTTGTTAGTATTAACAATGGATAACGCATTAATTTGTGTATATAGATAGTTTAATGCGGCAACCATTTCAGTTGCAGTAACCCCGGTATTAGCGTAAGAATAGTATCGGCCTACAAGGATACTTTGATAATTACTACCAAACAACATGTCAATATTAACTGCATTAATAACACTAGTTAAATAATTGGTTAAACTAGTTGAATCGTATGCAAAACTTAATACTTGGTCTCTGGCTTGATTAATACCGTCAATAGTTTGAATTAGTTGACTACCAATTACGTTAGACGCTTGATAATCAAAATATGATGTACCGGCTTGTAAACTCTTAAAATTGGTATTTAATACTAAATCTTCGCTAGTTGCTTTTAAAATAATAACTACATCACGTTGACATTTTGCTTGGTCGTAAGTGAACGCATTAACGTATTTGTTATTAACATAAGCAATAGTTTCTGATTGAATAAATGTTTTGTTTGATTCTAATAGGTATGCGGCATCCAAATAACCTTGTACGCTATAATTTCCACCTGCTAAACTAAGATTAGTAATTGTACTATAGTACTGATTTGGACTAATTGAATAAGCAATACGTTGGCGATATGGACCAGGTTCTAAACTAGATAGATTTATTAATGTTTCTGCTTGTAATGCGGCCGCCCCAATAGACTTGTAAGCATAGTTCCAAAAACGTCCTTCACTACCAGATGGTGTTTTTAATTGTGTATCATCACCGCTTGTTGAAACAAATAAGTTGATACCAGACACAAATGTTTTATTATCTACATAAAATTTAGTTGCGGCTTGTTTGTCATCGGCCCCGTTTGGAGTACCTTGTCCAGCTGATGTTCCTGGATGATCACTTAAGGTTAACTTACCAGTCATCGAATCGCCACCTCGATAAACTACATGTTTACGTTGTATTGCTTCGGTAGCTAGGAAATTACTAGTTAAACTGGTATCATAACTTGTACTGTCCGGATTTAACGGACTGTCGATATCGGTAATAGCAGGTGTTATTGGTTCGTCTCGAACACGAATCGGCCCGTTAACGTTTTGTCCATTGGCCGCTGCCAAATAATGAGTATCGGCGTAACCTTTGCTTATAGGTAATCCTGCAAGAGTGGTGCTGGCCAGTCCAGCAAAGGTAGAATTAAATTGTGTAACAATAGCATCCGACGGATCTGGAATATTTCCAATCGGTTGGAAATTAGCGTCCATTGGATGGGTTAGTCGAGGCTGTCCATCGTTGGCTAAGTTTGATAGTTGTCCAATAATTTTAAGTTGTGTTGGGCTACTATTGTCAATGGTAATACCAGTTTGGCCGATGATATCTTTGGCTAAAATACGTTTTAGTCCGTTTACTGTACCTGCAACAAACGTTTGCCCTACAGCATAACTTCCTGGAGCATCGCTTAAGGCTGTGAACGGAATGGTTCCGCCGGAGCCAAAAACAGCATATATTTCGTTAAAATTATCATTAACTTTGCGGAACGAATCGCGAATACTATCGCCTGTACCGTCATTACCTTGTACGCCGATATCAATTATTTGTTGTGACATTTATATTAAACTCCGAAACTTGATCCGCAACCGCACGTTGTTTGTGCGTTGGGATTCTTTATTGTAAAACTGCTACCCATTAATTCTTCTTTATAATCTATTTCAGCACCTGTAAGATACTGCATACTCATGCTATCTACAAGTACTTTGAATTCGTCTAAGGGGATTTCAAAATCGTCTTCGTTTGCGATTTCGTCAAAAGTGAAGCCATAACTAAATCCGCTACAACCTCCTCCTTGTACAAAAGTACGCAATGCTAAGTTAGGATTACCCTCTTCATAGAGTAAGTCTTTAATTTTTGTCTTTGCTGATTCAGAAATTGTGATCACAGTCGGCCCTCGATATGATATTTATCAAACCCATTTTATAATCTTAATGTAAATACTTGATGTTCTTAAACACTGAATTTAGAGAAAACCACTATGTGCGGGTCAGCAAGAAGGGTAAGACGCATACTTACAGCCGTCGTAAAACTATATTGGTAATGAGATGTGATTGCTGTGGGGAAGCATTTAGCCGAGATAAAGGAAACATGGATCCACATCGGTTAACCAACAGTGTTTACCATGTATGTGGTAATTGCGATGCTAAAAAGTTTGCCCAGGAAAAGGGTGTTGAAGCACGTAAGGTGTGGGATATGCCAGTTAGCAGTCTTAAATCAATCAGCCAGCTGTAGGAACACGACCGTTAATAATGGCCCAGTCCATAATTTTCCACTGATTTTCAAGATACTTTTTCTTATCTGCTTGATAATCTAATGCCCAAGCATGTTCCCACCAATCCACAAGTATAACTATATCGTGTTTGATCTGATGGTTCGTAATGGTTTTTATTTCGCCGTTACGGGCTAGATAGACCCAGCCACTACCTTGCACAGCCATTGCTTCCTTTTGAAATTTATCTTTAAAATTATCAAAAGTTTTGAAATGCTTTGTAATGAATTCGTCTATTACGCCATTAGGTTGATTTGATCCAGTAGGTTTTTTAAATTGAGTGAACCAAATATTGTGCAAAAATGCGCCTGCCTCATTAAAGTCGGCATCGCCTTCTCCGTCATTGAATCTAGTAACATACCCTTTGTATAACTTGCCGTAATGATAGTTTATAGTTTCTTCGCTCATGCTAGGTTCTAGATCATCCTTGGCATAGGGTAATCTCGTTTGTGTTAACGTTTTAGGTGTCTTACCCTCGTTTAGGGTGATATGCTTAATAAAGTTGTACATAATGATATTTATCGCTAAATATTCAACAGGAGATTTAACTATGTTACATCACATTAAAAAACTATTTGGTATTAAGCCTAAGGCAGTAGAAGCGGAAGTTCCGTACAAAATTGAAACGCCCGTTGTTAAGGCTGACGGTACGGTTGCTGAACAAGCTACTCAAGCAGTTGTTGAATCAATGGTTCCGGCTAAAAAGCCAGCGGCCAAGAAAACTACAGCTAAAAAAGCACCAGCTGCCAAAAAGCCTCGCGCTCCAAAAGCGGCAAAATGATATAAGGGCCGTGTGCCCTTATATTAAAACTTGTTTAACTGCTCAGAGTATCGAGCCATATCCCCCTGTATCTGAACTCTTCGTTGTTCGCTGATACCGGGGTTTTCTTCTAGCTCTTCCCTAAGAGTTTCCAACCTAAATATCAGTTGTTCTCGAGATAGCTTTTGG